TGGGGAATATAGCAAAAATCGGGAGACTGTTATCAGACAGCCTCCCGATTTTTTTGAAGAGATTTTATTGGACTACACATTCTTTGTATAGTTTTTTGATTGTGAATGTCTGCTGTAAAAGGAATAAAAAATGAATGGTTCAAAAGATTTTGTAAAAGAAACGAAAAAAGGATGAAAAAGAAACGGTTTTTGGACGGAAAAGAAACGGAAATCGGTTGTATGGATGTGTAAAATGAGGAAAGGATCCGAAAATAAAAAGAAAGAGAGGAAAAAGAATGAGACAATTGCATTTCATATGTTCCATGGATAGGGTCGTTTTTTATTGACTTTCTCGATTGAAAGTTTTGTGTTTTCGCGGCTACTAAGCTATAGTGCGCGGTCAATGTTGCGCCACATTTTAACATTGTATATTCTGCTAAGATATATACACCTGCTACGTCAGTTTCAAAAGTTCTAAGCACGTTGCCGTTTTCTAAGATTTCTTGTGTGTAGTTTCCGTTTGCCTTGTAAGTATACATTTTTTCTACCTCTCTTTTCTGTTTTATCATTTCCTTGTTTCTATAATTATAATACCACGCCTTCTATAAAAATGTCAACATATATTTTAAAATTTCACAAAAAAATTTTCTAGGGAATCAATTCCCTAGAAAACCTTTTTTAACTATATGGACTGTACGTTTGTAAAAGTAATATTGGCGCTACTAGTACCGCTAGAATTTATTTTTATGTCATTGCCTGACCGGATACCGAACCTTGTTTTTTTAGCGGCATTGTCATAGAAACAAGTGAAACCGAAAGTTTCCTCACGTCCCCCGCTTGATACTGCTAAATATCCAATCTGTTTCATTGTTCCGGTAAATCCAGTAGTTTCCGAGCCGCTTAACACATTATTACAGACTTTCGCGTCACAACTTCCAAACTCATGGAAGTTAGTTCCGTTTACCGTATATGGCGACGGTAATCCGTCTGTTGATGTTAAGTTAATCATTATTGTAGTAATGCTATTGTCGCCGTTAGTTTCACCAATAATAATTGCGCCGGTGTTCGGTCTTGCAAATTCAAGCCTTGAAAATGTCAGCTTATTCACTAAGCCGGTAACAGTATTGTTAGTCTGTGCTAATAAGTTAGCGGTAGCCTGCGCCGAATTAATAGCCTGCTGTGCGTCTGATTCTGCGCCCGCCGCTGTTCCGTTCGCGTCCTCTGCGGTCTGATTGATAGTGAATAACGCGGTGTCAATTGCCTGCATAGCAGGGTTAAAACCGGATAACCATCCAGTAACGTCTGTTCCTGCGTAAATTGGTAAATTATAATGGGTTGTTTTTTGTGAAGCACTCATTTTTATAACCTCTCTTTCTTAAATTAAAATTTGTTTACCGTTCCAGTCATAACTGTATGCAGTAATATTTTTATTGTCATAGTCTGATGCGCTCAGACTTAAAGCGTCATATTCCGTTGCCGTGATTGCCTTGTCAATTTTAAGATAATTTACAATCTCATTCACAATATCACAGCATGTCTTTTTTAATCCGGTAAAAGGTGATATAGCAGAAAAATATAACTTTTTCAAGAAAATGAAGCGGCTTTTTCTGTCATAGTCATTCGCGGTTATCATGTGGTTATCGTAATTTTCTGCGTTTAACCCTAGCTGTTCATATTCTAAAGCTGTTAGCGCGTTTAAGGCGGTAGCTTCGTAAATCTCATTTAGCGCGTTCTGTATAGTGGTTTTTTTACCACTAACCGGACTTATAACATAAATACTGTAACCGATTAGAAGCTGTTCCACGTCATAAAGCACCGTTTGCATTGCACTTTTTATTTTCGTGTCAATTTCTGTTCCCAATTTTGACAAATCCGAATAAATATTATTTAAACTCGCATTAATTTGAATAATACTTTCGTCAATCTGTGATTTATTACTGTTTACCGTACCAGTTAATGCTTTTAATTTTTCCGCGGTGTCATTGCTTAATTCCGTGATTTTTTTATCTGTATACTGATAAGCAGGCTTTAAAAAATCTCCATTTTTCACATAATTATCAAGTCTAGTCAGTTCTTTCCGTATAATCATAACACGGTCTAGCAATGTCATATCATCCGTATATACTATCGGCTGTGGCGGAAACCCCCCGCCGCAATTAATAAAACCGCCCATTTTTTCAACCACCTTTCTAATAAATCAACATGAATAAATCGTAACAATCGTCGCATATCAGTTTATTAATGTTCAGAATGTTTTCTCTGATTTTCCGAATTTCCTCTTGATAACTACCGGAAAACCCTTTTTCTTCGTGTTTTAAAATTCTGTTTTTATCGTTTATATTTTTTGAAACTGTACTGCTTGTACCGGAATCGGAAGTTGTTTTTTTCTCTGAATTTTCTACAGAATTTTTATTCTGCCCCCTTGTCATACCACTTGCATAGTCGTTTTGAGAAAAATTAATCTGCGGCGTGTCACTTGTAATATTCTGCGAATCACTTGTACTTGAACCGTTACCGTTTGTACTGTTCTCGCTTTTTCCGGTTGTATTACCATTACTTGTATAGTCACTAATTCCGGTCTCGTTCACGTTATCGGAAGAAGTAAACACGCGATTTATAAGCGGCTCATATTCGAAAAGGGTTGTCCGATATAATTCTTTATAATACGGAATGATTTCAAGCATTTTCTGTTTAAATGCAAACTTCCACGCCTCCGGCGTTTCGAATCCAATCGATTCGTTGAAATAAGTATAACATAAATACTTTTCAAACTCAACCTTTATTTTTTCATTTTCTACATAAAAAGGAAAATCAAAATCAAATAGTTTTGAATAGAATTTTTCTACTAAATCAAATCCAGTATTTTCTCCGGCGTACATATTTACGCCGCCGTAGTACGCTAGTAAAAATCCTATTGACGTAGTAGGATAACCCATGTTACTCATTTTCTCCACCGTCCTCACTGTTAGTCATGCCAAACTGCTGATATATTCCGCTAACATCAATCTTACTAAGCGGCTCAACATTCACATCTTCTTCGGTTAATTTAAACACTTTTCGAATCTGTACGCAACTTCTTTTTCTAAGTTCAAGTGCACTTTTCAGATTAATTTCTGTAATACCGTTATTACTTTCAACTTCTCCCGTTATCATCCGTTCTTTTTTTGTGTCGCCGTTATTCGCAATTCCGATTTCTGTTAAAAAATCAGAAATCTCCTGCTTCATCAATGCCTGTATGTTGCTAGCGTTGTATGGCACGTCAAGATTGAGGACTTTTAAGGTGTTCATATCGAACTTGTCATTGACCGTTATCCATGGAATGAAATTCGCAAGCTGTTTGAAAAGGTTTGAAACAGTCAGTTTTGTATTTCGATTCCCAGCGCATATATACGGCGTGCGCAACGCAACTAAGTTCAAGTCACGTGTCAATCGCATTGTTGCTAGTGCTTCAGCGTGCATGACGATAATGTCATTGTATGGGTACTGACTGTAACTGTCATATATTAATACACTATTTTCTTTTGTGTATTCTCCAACATAGTTATTCGCATATGCGAATCGCATCTCTCCGTGATTATAATTATCCATTCGTCCAGCTTCGTCAATCTTTGCTACTGCATACAATTCCGTTACATCATCCTTAAAAAAAATAGCTTCACCATAATCTAATAGAATTTCTTCTAGAAATCGCGGCGGAATTTCTTCCGGTAAAGTCCACTTAAAACGAGAAGTATATATATTTCTTAAAAGAAAGTAGTAACGCGTATAATATTGTTGGTAGCGTTCGCCTTGGTTCATTGTGTTTTTCTCTTTACATGGATTCATAAATACCTACTTTCTAAAAATGTTTCACGTGAAACATTTTAATTATTTTCAAGCGAAAAGTTTCCAACGTCATTCGTGTGCCAAAAGAACACGCCATTTTCAATAATTGAAGTTAACTTTTCCCTTGCCTGCGGTTCTGTGATACCTTTAAATGTAACGTCCTTTGCTTGTAAATAATTCCACGAAGCACGACTTTTAATATTCGGTTTTCCGAGTTCTTCTATTCTGTAGCCGTAAACTGTGAATATATTATCTATTTTCTGAATGTATTCTTCCGCGCAATGGATTCTAACAAGCCGGATTCCCATATTTTTCGCCCAAAAACTAGTATATCCGCCCGCGCTTGTGAATGACGAATCGCTTGCGGTATCGGCTTTTTGCAGTCCGGTGATAACGTTTAACGCACCCTTTCCCGCCCCCACAATATCTCCACTATAAGCGTGAAAAGCCGTTGTTGCAGCTTGTGCACCGATTGCTATTGAGTTATTAGCGATATACGCCTTAAGCGAATCAATTGGAACTCCTAGTTTTGGGAAGTCATTAAATGAAATCTGATACTGTCTATTCTCTGCTAAGTTACAGTAATTTCTCGGAGTAACTAACATGGTCGGAATCGTGTCCGGTGGCATGAATATTTCAAAAGGCGCATTATCTCCGTTAAAATATTCAAGTTTTAAACTTTCCAACGTGGTCTGACCGTTATTTAGTCCGATAAAATTATAAGGGTAACAGAAACACTTATTATTTTTCGGTTTATATGTTCCGATAAAGTCGCTATACTTTTTAAGAGATACCGTGCATTTTTCAGTTCCTAAGAAAATATAAGGTGCAAGACCAATCGCGATAATGTTGCTAGCTTCTTCGGCGGTCATATTATTAATTTTTGTCTGAATGTCTGTAGAAGTGACATATCTGTCATAATTACAACCGTAATAAATACCGTTAATAATTTGTTTTGTTTTGTCATCTTCTTTTGTATTCCAGTACATTAAAAAATAAAAATTAGATTCCTTGTCCGTTGGACTATAACCGTTTCGCACTGGCGGGAATAACCCCTCACTCACTCGGAAAGATGTGGCGGGGTCTGGATATGTACCGTCAACCGATACTGTAAATTCTGACGAATCCGGTAAATTATAGACATACTGTCCAACTTCTAAACTCTCCGGAAAAGTATAATTTCCAATAATGTCCGCGCTTTTCGGTATGTGGCTTCTCACAATATAACAGGGGTTAATTTCGATTTTTGAAAAGTTCTCCTGCCAAACGTCTAACTCAAAAGTGATTAGACAACTATTCACGCTAAGAGGTGTCACTCCGGTGATAAAAGCGTAGTGGTTTTTCCGCTCAAGTGGCTTATTTGAGAAATAAAGATAGTTACAATTAAGCGGCTCGATTTCGTTATAGGGAAGTCTAACAGTCAATTGTCCGATTTTAACTGGACTTGCATTCACTTCTGTTTTCACAGTTTTTGAGAGAAGAAAAGTGTCCAACTCTGAAACCGAATTAAACAACCTTATATTTTTATAACCGTTATCCCACGGTATTCCGGCACACAAATTAATTGTAGTTTCCGGGGATATGCCTATTATTTCATGTTGTGTCGGCATTTCAATAAAATTTTCCACTTTTCTTACCTCTCTTTATATTAATGTTTCACGTGAAACAATTAACCTGTGATTGTTACTGTAGCTGTTCCGGTGATTGAATTGTCCCAATGCGCTTTAACGGTCACGGTAAGACTTTCCGCTTTTTCGTCATTCGCAATCATTAAGACGTTGCTACCAGGGACAAAAGCCGTGTGTGTGGATGTGTTTCCGCTGACTTCATAATCGAAAGTCTGTAAAACGTAATCACCTACGGTATTTGGTGCGGCTAAAGCGGTAATCTTGTACTCGCTACCTTTTTTTGCGTCCGCAATCGGTGTAACGTCAATCTGCTTCATACTAACACTTTTTGTGGTGAACGCGATACACGGGAAGAATGGACTATATGAATACATATTCTTGATATTATAAAAATATGTCCAAGTCAAAGCCGCACCGTTCTTACTATCTGACATCACACGATACTGCTCGCGCACTCGATACCAACGCATATCGAATAAGGCTACCTTAATATCGTCATTTCCGAAAGAATCAATTACAATTTTATGCGCTTCAATATCCGCTTTGTTCATATTAAATGCGTAAGCCAATACGTCAACGTCAAGGACCGCGTCCACTTCAGGCGTCACCATGTAATAGATACCGTCAAGAAGGGCGTTACTGTCAGCACCTGCAATATTCAAATTTTTATTCGGAAACTTCATTTTTCCTATCCATGTTTTCATAGCAATGGTTAACGCCTTCGCGCTTGCTTCGTCAGTTGGTTCGGCTACCTGCACCGGGAAAAGCTGTGAAGAATTGTACGCCGAAACAACTAACTGCTTCATGCTTAAATATTCATCCCATTCCGCGCCGGAAACAGTAGATTCTACTTTTGCACGAATCAAGTCCATGATTCCGTATTCTGTCTGAAAAGCATTTCTCATATTGTCATAAGTAACCGTGATAGGATACTGTAAAGCCGGTGACATATGATGATAAGCCGCCAAGACTTCACCCTCATAGTATTTATAAAGTACGGACGCGTCAGCGAATCCGTCAAATACCTGCGCTTTTGCCATATTTACAAAAATTTCTTGCTCGGTTGCACCGTATCGCATTGGATTACTTTTTAACATTCCAAGCGGGTTTCTAAAGTACGCGGAATTAATACGCCCTTGCACCATCTGTTCAATTAAAGCCGAAGCGAACGCGCTTCGAATTACTTCCACATTTAAAATCTGTTCATAAACGGACGCGATATTTTCAAGTGTAACTTCCGGTAATCTGTCAGCCGGAAGAAGTCCGCTATTTCGCATAGCGTTTAAAACATTAAGATTTGTAGCTTTTACATTTCCCATTTTTTAAAACCTCTCTTTCTATTCTGTAGAACCGTCAAAATCTAAATCTTCAATTTTGACTTCTTCTTTTTCTTCTTTTTCTTCTTTCTTCTCTTCCGGTTTTTTCGTGATTTCTTCAATGAATCTTTCTGTATACTTCTTTTTTAATTCATTGTATTTCTGCTCCCATTCTCCGGAATTTGCTTCTCCACCTTTTAACGCTTCGAAAACTTCATCATTTTCCGTCACGTCTAAGACTTCCGCGACCTTTTTAATAGCTTCTTCAAATGTCATTTTTTTACCTCACTTTTTTAAAAAATTATTTATTTTTCCACGGTATAAAATTTTCTTATTACCGTAAAAAACGTTTTTTAAAACGCTGACTACTTCGGTCGGTGATGGCGGCTTGCCGCTTAAATATATATACCAGTTGCGCCCATACTGTAGACGTTGTTCTGTAGCCGGAATACCGGCGCGCTCGAACCCTGCGTAAAACGCTTGTGTAGCGGTGTCAACATTCGTCAATTGTTTAAATTCTTCGAACGTGTAGCCGCTGTTTTTTTCTGACCACTGGTCAGACGGAATCGGTTTATTCATAGCTTTAACCTGCTCTTTTCCGTCTTTCCAGTCATAACCGTTTGCAGTCGCGTAATCTGTATAATTCGTGGAGGGTGTCCACTGATAAAGTCCGTAGCCACCTATCGTTGTTCCAATAGGATAGTCATATTGCCATTGAGCCGGATTCATTCCGCTCTCTTGCTGTGCGTTTCCTAGCATGCCACTAATCGCTTCTAGTGTCCATTCGTCCTTTAAGATAAGATAAATCTCGTCAACATTGTCTTGCATTTCAGATTGTGACAGCGCACCAAATTTATTTGTTTCAACGTAATGCCACATAGTTAGAAACCTTTTACAAAAGCGTCAAATCCTGCTTTGATAATTTGATTGCGGTAATTAATCGCGTTAGTTTCTGATTCGAACGCGCCACACTGAACACGATAAAAATTGTCCTCTTTCGAGGTGATAAAGCAGTTAAAACCTTTTGTAGCAAGCTGTTTTTTTAACTTTTCCGCGTTTTCTCTCCTTGCGAACGCTCCAACCTGTACTCTGTATAATTTAGAATTACTTTTCTTTTCTTCTAAATTATAACATACTTTAAAAGACTGTGCAATAGCCTGCGCGATTTTTTCCTGCGAATTTTTAAAAACTGAAACGTCATGATAATTCGTAATAAAACCGCATTCTAATAATACATAAGGCTTATCAATGCTGTCACAGTAATTCATGTTTAATAAATCTTTTCTAAGTTTTACGCCACGATTAGAAAATCCGCAATTCGATACTTTTTCCGCAAGTGTCCGAGAAAATACGCTATCGCGCTTGCATAAGACTTCCACGCCCTGCGCGTTGTTACTTGAAAAAGAATTAAGATGAAGCTCTAACACAAAATCAACGCTTTTTAATAGTTCTTTCGCGCCGTTTGCATTATTTTTAATATCACGATAACAGTTTCTAGCCGTGTCATATATTATCACGTCAGCTATCTCATTTAACGCATTTACTGCATATCCTGCTAACTCTCTTGTCAAGTCTGCTTCTCTGAAACCGTTTCCAACTGCTCCGCAATCCCCTGCGCCGTGTCCCGCAATTACAAGTATTTTCATTTTTTATTCCTCTCTTTCTAATAAATCCTCTAACATGTTTTTCAGTTTTTTCGGATATTTTACACCAATTCTGCTGGTATTTTCTAAAACGCTAATACAGTCATTCACCGCGAAAAATGTGATAACCATATCGCGCAATCCTTTTATGTCAAGCATTTCACCTGCATATTTTGTCATACACACGAAAAGTAACATTGTCAATTTTTTCAAAATTCCTTTAAAACCTGCCTTGCTTGACAAGTGACCGTTTTTTGTTTTGCCACTTTTTCCAAGAACTGCGGCTATAATTCCGGTTGCGTAATCGACTGCCATAATTACAAGTAAACCGATAAACAAGTTATCGAACCCGCCAAAAATCTGACTAAAAATCCCTACTAATCCACTTAGTAAAATACTCCATTCTGTTTTCATTTCCACTCTCCTATTTTTTCGCGGTTTTACGGTGGCTTAAGATTGCCACCGCGCCGCTGTTTTATATAAACCGCGTCCGGTAATCACTCCGGCTAAAACGTGTTTTCCCACGTGATTGAAATTTGCTACGCGGTATATACCTAGTATAAGTTACGAATATAGTTAAAAATAAATCCGGTTAGAGATACGTATCTTGCCTCTAAAAGATACTTAATTTCAATGTCTTTTTCTATAACTTCCGCTTGTGCTAACCTTTTTTCTAATATTTTTAAATGTGCGTAAACTTCGAATTTATCACATTCATTTTCTTTCTCTTTTGTTAGTTTTTTCAAATTTTCTTCGGTTGTTAATTTTAATAATTCATGTGATGTCATGTTTTTTCTCCTTTTCTGTGCTGTTGTTTTCTTGTTTCTATATATACAATACCACTTGTTTTTATCTTTTGTCAACTATTTTTTAAAAAATTTCCCTACCGATTAAATGAAGAAAAGCGTCTTTTGATTTCAAATCACAGAAACGCACCTGACCTTGTGAATACGCTTCTTTTAAGGTCTGCGCTAATCCACTAAACCTTGTTAAAAGTATTGTATTTTCGCCATGGTCGGCGTTATCAAGGGTAAAACATTTCGCGTCCTTATCTATTTTTTGATTAATATAAAGCAAATTGTCCTTATGACATTCGCGAATTGCGAAACGTTCACCGTTCTGCACAAATGTTAAAAGGTATGTACTTTTTCCAGACAAATTCGCTATAAATTCATTATCATTATAAATTCCTATGTTTTTCGTGGCGTACTGTACATGGCGGTTTCCTGCGAATGCTTTTGAAATACCTAGTTCACTTGTCTGCTTTTTCGCTGATTCGTTTACCGTTTCAACGTAAATATATGAATCTCCGCGTATTATTCCGTTTTTGTCCGGCTTCTCGCGATAACATCCCAACTGTAACAAATAAGGGTTTATCTGCGAAAAAGAGTTACCGAGTAAAAAAAACTCAACTTCTTTTCCTTGTTTTCCGCCGCCTCTTGAAATAGTATATGCAACGGACAGATACTTGTCAACCTCATTTTTTAGATAGTCTTCTGTTTTTTCAAGCTGGAATTCGTCCATGCCTGCGCGCTTTACTTTGTCAAAAATCGGACTGTATTTTTTTAACTTGTCACAATCGGAAATTGATACCGCAAACCCAATAATTTCATCATGGTTCATAATCTGACGGATAATGCCGGAAGCAATCGGTATCGAAGTGATTTCCATATCTGGGAACTTGTCTGCTACAACGCAAGAAAAAATACTATCCACGCCTAGCATTTCCGAACGCGTACGGTATTCAAGTACAAATTGTTCATTTCCGGCGCGAAATTCTCTTATAAAATACCACAATAAAGAGTATGTTTTTCCGCCACTTCTATTAGTGGCAAATATACGAATAGACGGTTTTTTATGATTTCTATCTGTTATTTCTAAGTAGTCCATTAAATTAAAAAAACCCTCGTCATAATTGTGCATCGGTTCTTCTTTTTTCATGTTATCACCTTTAAAAGTTTCACGTGAAACATTCAAGAATCACGTGAAACAATTTTTTATAAATTAAATGGATGCGTAATAATATTCGCGACCTGCGTTACTCTTTCCGGTTTTAATGATGACGTCCATATCTTTCGCGCCGTCTGTAATTTCATCCTCGAATACGTCAGCTACAACTTCCATAGATTCCACCATTGTTGGAGAAATTGTTCCAATGAAATCTCCGTCACTGGTCTTAATGACCACGGTCTTTACTTCGTCTCCGTCCTTATTCGTAGTTGTCCCGAAGATAATTCCGGAAACTTTTAATGTCGTATTTTTAAAATCGGTTACTGCTTTCGCGTCATTGTTCGCGCGAACAAAATCTTTTTTGTCTGTGATGTTATAAGTGTTTGTAATTTTCATGTTATTTTCCTCTCTTTTTCTTTAAATTTTTTGTTTTTTCCTGTACTGTTATTACTCGACTACTTTTGAATACTTGATGAAATCTTCGTCAGAAAGTTCACGTTTTTCCTGCACCGCGCACTTATAAACAAGCGCATAATCGTTGGTAATATATCCATTTTCTTCTAATATCTTTTTTGCGGCTTTCGGCGAATAAGTGTTCTTTGGTAACTGTAATTCTCCGAGAACTTTTTTCGTCTCTTTGTCAATTACTTCATGAACGTGATATTTTGTGATTGTTCTAATCATTTTCTTCACCTCTCTTTCTTGTTATTTTTTATTTTAAAATGTTTCACGTGAAACATTTAAAACCTGTCTTCTAATACAACGCCAATCGGCATCATATCATAAACACTTGCATATACTGGATGGTACACATATAAAGTCAAAGTATTTTTATCTCCGATTGATAAATTACGGTTTATATAAAACTTGTATGTACCATCACTCCAACGTATTTCATCCATGTATACTATCTCTCTGTTTTCCATATATAAAACCGGAATACCTTTATTGTAAATAAAATTTTTCATATCCTGCGAAAGAAGTTTCGTTCTTTCTAAATATTCGAATTGCGGAACAAATCTAATCAGATTGTCAACTGATAAACGCATTGGAATTTTACATAAATATCTTAAATTATCAACTGTTTCTAAATACCATTTTCTATTTGTCTTAATAATTGTTGTCTGCATTTTTTTCACACCTCTTTTATGTATAAAGATAATTCGTTACATTTTTTAATCGCGTTATCCATACTCATGCAACCTATTTTTTCATGGTAAAGCCATAAATCAACTAATACTTTTTTTCCAAATACATTATTGATTTTAATCAAACCCACTTTTTCGCCGAATTCATTTTTAATAATGTAATCTGGATTAGTTGTTTCTTTAAAAGTTAAACGGTGTATTCTTTCATACCACTCTGATAATACTATATAAGTAAAAGCTGATATTCCATTATCATTCATTTTTTCAGAAATATCTAATTTTATCTGTTCTAATTCGCAAGTAGGGGTTTTCCAGCTTGCCTTTTTTACTTCCTCATTAAGTTCGTATATTGTTTTGTTCATTTTTTGTAACCTCTCTTTCTATCATGTCTTGTTCTTATTTCTGTAATTATAATAGTACAGATTCTATAAAGTGTCAACTATTTTTTTCAATTTTTTCAGAATCTTTTATTTTCTGACAACTCATAATAATATTTGAATATTCGTCCGTTACCCCTAAAGTATATGTGGCTTCCACAATACCAATATTACTTGATGTGGTGAACGTATCACCATTTACGGTTATCTTGAAAATTTTATCAGTGTCATTATAATAAGCTGTCGACCGTCCAACATTTTCAAAAGTATTTCCGATTTTAAAATTTCCGACATTTCCTACGGCTTTCGCGCCTTTTTCTTTCGACATTCCAGCAACTGTAATCCCGAACACATACTTATTTTTTTTCTTATCGAAAGTTTCATAGCAATATTTTTTCGCACCTAACGTTTTAAAAGTCTTGTATTCGGCATCTTTTTCAAATATTCCCGCGTAGCACAGTTGACCTTTTGAATTTTTCGCCACAAGACAAGTGTTACTCTTTTTTGCTTCTTCGATTAGTTTTCTATTGTAATCCTCGAACGCTAGTTCGTGGTCCTTAAAATATTTATCGGAATCGGTGTCAACATAAACGGTATCGTTTCCGGTTATTCGAATCGCGTCATAAAGCTGAGCGCGTCCATACGCAGGAACGAATACACCCTGCTGGTATATGAGAAAATTTTTTCGTGATTTATAAAAACTTTCTAAGTCTTTTTTTAATTTGTCAGCGTTAGCCTTTACGCTTGACCATTCACCACCACTCCAATTTATAATATCATGGCATATATCTGTAATTTCCATTCCGTATGCACCATTAAGTTTATTTTTGCTTTTCATGTACTCATAGTACGCGGTTTCTATTCCTTTTAATTTTGTTTTCGCTTCGTAAAATTCGAGATTCTGTTGTCTGTATTCTAGTGACATTCTTTCTTTTCGGCAATACATGAATTTAATAATCTGAAAAGAAGATATGTTGTAAACCTCTTTTATTATCTCATAATCTACGTTCGTAATTGTTGTCATAATTTCTTTCGCGGAAAGGAGTTTGCCGTTGTCATTTAAAATTTCATAATGTTCCTTGCATTTCGATACAGAGATGTATGGAATTGGCGTGTTTGCTTTTGTCTCGATATTGAAAAAGCGAACCGTAAAAATACAAGCGTAATTTTCACATAAAAAGTCAAGTTCTTTTTTCGATTCTACGGAAATCTTTGACCATTTACCAACCGGAAAAAGTTTACTTTCAGACTGATACGGATAACTACTCTGTATATCTCTACTACGTAGATTTTTTAAAATCTGATTCGAATAAAACCGATTTGCGTGCGCTACGCCACCTGTCACCGCGTCACGGCATTGCGTGTATTCTTCCGGTGATAGCGCAGAAGATAGAAAAATAGTACGGTTCATAGGATTAGCGGTCACGGCGTTCCGAAAATCGTTGCGAACATATCCAGTAGAAGTGAGCGGAATCCTTAATATATCATACTCCGTTAACTTCTCTGCGATACATTCGCACAACCCGCGCACATCATTATAGCAATAACCTTTTTCGTATTCTAATAATTTCGTCCGCGGTGTACGTATTTTTTTATAATTAAACTCTTCACCGTTTAGCTTCACATGCGTACATGTTTTAGAATTTTCGCAAAATTTAGCCAAACTCATATTCGATAAAAAATAAGAACACCGCCACTCGAAGCCACCGCCGGACAGCTTAAGCGGTTTACGTTCGTCTTTAGCGAAAAGGTCTGAAACCGTGATAAAGTTCTGCATGAACTGAAATTCAAAAGAAAGATTGTGTACATAAATAACTAGCCGTTGTTTATCATTCAAACTCATGTATTTTTTTAATCGCGCAAGGAAAATCTGAAATTCTTCCCATGTGCGACCGAAAATGACCGTATCAATTAGGCAGAATTGCCAATGATACATAAAGCCGAACGGCGGCGTGTCATAAACTTTTCTACCGTGATTATCATAGATAAAGTGAGGTTCTATTGTGGATGTTTCTATATCGAAAGCCACCGGAATATTATAAGCAGAATATCCGTGTTTACCTTTTTTTGTCACAATTTCGCAGTCTGCGAAATTTTTATAAGGAAAATCGTTTATATTATATGCTATTTCTTTAGATATGGAATTGTCTTTTAAAGGTACATTTATAATTTCCATTTTTTAATCACCAAAAGCTATAGAATTTTTTTCAAGTGTAATATATTCGTATTTACTTATTTTTCCCAACTGATACTGTTTAAAAGCCGCTTGAATATCTTTTTCCGTGAATCCTTTTCCGAGTTTCGCAATATAGTCATCAATTGCTATCGGACTTCCTATAGCTCCTTTCATTTTATCATACATACCGGACTGTACAAACTCATAAAAGTCACGATAATCTTCGTCTGTTTGTAAATTGACCTTATTAATTTTCGCGATTCTTTTACCATATTCGATAGCCTTCTCTTTGTAGCCACGAAGCGTGGATGTTTCAGATTGTAAAAAATCCAAAACTTGCGAAAGTTCTTTTTCAAGATTCTTTTCCGCGGTTCGCTTTGAACTTGAAAAGAATTTCCGATTTTCGTCTTTTAAATATTTATTCGCTTTTTTCACTGAAAGAGCGGACAGGTCTTGCGCTTTAAAATTCCGCAAACGTTTATTCGCGGTTTTTACAAGGCTTTTCAAAAGTTCAACTTTTCCGTGTTCGTCAAAATCGTCAATTTCAATCGCATTGTAATCTCTTATCATAAAATCACCTCATATACATTATAACGCATATTTTAAAAAAAAACAAGGCGAACATATTCGAACATAATTTCGAACACATGTTCCATTTCTCGGCTGTTCGCCGCCCGCGGACAGTCGAACGTTTGTTCTAATTTATTATCAGAAATCTTTATGAATTGTCAGAATATTTTGAAAACAGTTGTCGAAATCGAATATTGTCTGATAATTCATTGTCTAAATTGCACAATTTTCGTGCAGGTTTCAAGCTAAAATTTGTTGAAATTGCCTATTGACATTTACGCAGGTTTGTGCTAGTGTCCGTGTGTGGCGGACAAATGGGGGAAAAGTGTCCGTGTGTTGCGTACATATTACAGCAGTCCGGATACGATCATGATGACCAGCGGATTGAATTCTGCAAACGGAATGCTCTTCACGGCTGCCTCGGCCAGA